GTGAGCAACACGGCGCAGTCCGGCACCTTCAAGAAGGGCGGCAAGGTCACCATGAAGGCCGATGGTGGCCCCATGGTCGATCGCAGTCGCGGCGCTTACGACAAGGCCATTGGCCCTGACGAGAGCGACATGAGCATGGCTCGCGCAATCCGCAATGCCCCTGGCAATGCCTACGACGCGATCAAGCGGCTCGTGACACGCGCCCCAGAGGCTGGCGCTGGACGGGGGTTCGTGAACCCCCCGATGGCTCGCAAGAAGGGCGGCGTGATGTGCAAGGCTGACGGCGGCATGATCGGCCCGGACAACTTGCCGCAAGGCATGCCGGGGGCTGGTGTACCGGCGGGGATGCCCACCGGGATGCCGCCCATGGGCATGCCCACGATGGCGAATCCACCGCCCCTAGCGGCCCAGCAGGCTATGCAGAAGGTGCTTGGCAACAGCCCGGCTACCGGTAGCCTGTCAGGGTACAAGCGAGGGGGTTCAGCTAGTCGCGTGCACCGGCACACCTCCGCAGAGCTACGCAAGATGCGCTGACAACAGGGGCCTCGGCCCCTGTTTTCCCAATACCAGGAGAAGTACATGCGTCCGATCAAGCTGGGTCCGTACACGCCTGCCGTGGCGTCCACGACTGCGTTCAACGCCCAAACCTTTAACAGCACCGGTGCCGCTACAGCGCCGACCACCACCTCGACCACCGACGGGCTGGCGCATTACGTGACGTTGACATCCCCAGCCCAAGCAACCTTGGCGGGCATCACGTTTACCATCGCAGGCACTGACGCTGACGGACACGTGATCACAGATACGGTGACCGGGCCTGCGAGTGCGTCGACCACCACCAGCACCAAGTTCTTCAAGACCATCACGACCATCACGCCGTCGGCAACAATGGGCGCGCTGGTGCTATCAATCGGCATTGCAGTGACGGCGATCACACCAACGATCGCGTTGACGAACTCAGTGGCGGCTGCGGGCATGACGGTGGCGGTGACTGGCACGATCAACTACACGATGTACGAGACCTTTGCCAACGTGTACACGCACGACACCAACTCCGTTTCCACAACAATCTCAGCATTGGCATCCAAGACAACCACCCTTTCGGCCAACTCTTCTGTCAGTGCAACGGGCGTGCTCCTGCTGATCAATTCGGTGACTGCCAGTGCAACAATTACTGTGTTCCTGAACCAAGCCTCGTCGGGTTAAGCGTGATGCCTAGCAAATCCCCGGCACAACACCGCCTCATGGAGGCCGCCGCGCACACCAAGGGCGGGTTTGGTGGCGTTCCGCAGAGCGTCGGCAAGGAATTCGTCAAGGCTGACGGCATGAAGGGCGGCGGCGGCCTGTACGCCAACATTCACGCCAAGCAAGAGCGGATTGAGCACGGGTCCAAAGAGAAAATGCGCCGCCCAGGCGCTAAGGGCGCCCCGACTGCCGAGGCGTTCAAGCAGTCCGCTGAGACGGTAAAGAAGAAAGAAGGCGGCCCATCGTTGGCGGTTGGGCGTGGTGAGAAGCTGTCGGTGGACAAGGGAGCCGGGCTCACCACCAAAGGTCGCGAGAAGTACAATCGAGAGACCGGATCGCACCTCAAGGCGCCGCAGCCCGGCGGTGGTGGCCGCAAGGACTCGTTCTGCGCCAGGATGTCAGGCGTGGTGGAGCACTCGAAGGGTGACGCACCCCGCGCCAAGGCGTCGTTGAAGCGTTGGAAATGCCCCGGCTGGTAAAGGATACCCATGGCGTACTCAGGCACCGTTGGACAGACGACCATCAGCGTCCAAAACCTGATCGACCACGGCGCTCGTCGTGCGGGTAAGCTCGCCGAGGAACTGACGGTTGAGCAGGTCCAGGCGGCCAAGGAGTCGCTCTTCTATGTCCTGAGCAACCTGATCAACCAGGGCATCCAGTACTTTGCCATCAAGAAGCAGGTCATCGGCCTGCTCGCCAACCAGTACGAGTACCTGCTGCCGGTCGGTGGCAATGACGTCCTGAACGCGCTGTACAGGACCATGACGCAGCCCTCTGGCGGGTACACCAGCTCCGCCGGCGGCACGGTCGCCAACGTCTACGACCAGAACACCACGACGTACTGCGCGCAGACGTCGGCCAACGGCAACATCTCGGTCAACTACGGCAGCGACCCCCAGTACCTGGGGTCGATCGGGTTCATGCCTTACGTCGCCAGCGGTGGCGATGCCGTTTGGAGCTACGTGCTTGAGGCGTCATCCGACAACAGCACCTGGAAGGCCCTGTACACCGCCACAAGCGCCACGGTGACCGATGGCCAGTGGATCTGGCAGGACATCGACCCAGGCGCCAACGTGTCGTACTACCGGATGCGCGCCACCGGCGGCGCTACCCTGGCGTTGCGTGAGTTGTACTTCGGGAACAACTCGACCGAGATCACCATGTCTCGGCTCAACCGCGACGACTACACCAACCTGCCCAACAAGAACTTCACGGCCAACCAGCCGTTCCAGTACTGGCTCAACCGCACCATCCCCCAGGCCACCATCACGGTCTGGCCAACACCATCGAGCTCGTTCGTGCAGATGACGGTGTGGTACTCGGCCTACGTGCAGGACGTGGGCGCCTTGAGCGGACAGCTCGCGATCCCCGACCGGTGGCTGATGGCGATCCAGAACATGCTGGCGCATCAGATGGCCCAGGAGCTCCCGGGCGTTGATGTCGGGCGGATTCAATACCTTGAGGTCCAGGCCGAGAAGTACTTCAACATGGCGGAGCAGGAAGAGCGCGACAAGTCGCCGATCTACTTCGCGCCGAACATCTCGGTGTACTCAAGGTAGGCCATGCCGCGCTTCCTCGACACCCGAGGCGGTTCGGACATCGCCATATTTATCTGCGACCGGTGCAAGATGAAGCGCGCGCACTCGGTGGCCCAAACCGATCCAAACTTCCCGGGTTTGCTAGTATGCGACCAGGGCTGCGCGGACGAGAAGGACCCGTACCGGCTGGCGCCGCGTCCGACTGAGAAGATCACGATCCGGTTCCCCAGGCCCGATGTCAGCATCGCGGTAGACCCGAATGCGATCGAGACCACTGGCAACAACCAGTTTGACCTGTCTCCAGAACAGAACACGCAGACCCCATCGAACAACGGGAACCTCGACACCTTGACCACCTCCCCGGGGCAGTAATGGCAAACGTAACAATCACCCAACTACCCGCCGCCGGTGCAATCACGGGCGCTGAATCGGTCCCAATCGTCCAGAACGGGGTGACGGTACGGACGACGACCGCGGCGCTGGCCGGGTCGCCCGTGCAAACCCAGACCTTCCTGACCAAGAACCAGGAGCCCACGCTCAACAACAGCCGCGCGCTGTCCAATGGAACCGGTGTAGGGCTCGTGGACGCGGGGGCGCAGTCTACCCTCACCATCACCCTGAACGCGGCCTCTGGGAGCCTTGAGGCGGCCTCCAACGGCATGATCGCCAAGACCGCCAGCAACGCGGTGGCCTCCAGGACAATGTCCTCGTCCACCACCGGCCTGTCGGTCACCAACGGTGACGGCGTCGCGGGCAACCCGACGTTCGCGTTGACCGGGGTTGCCCTGGCGGTGGCCGGAGCAACGGGCACCGGCGCTCTGGCGCTGACAAGCCCGACGACGGTGTCGACCCGGCAGATCCTGGGCACAACCAACCAAATTAACGTCACCGATGGTGACTTTGCCAACTCCCCGGTCATTGCGATCTCGTCGAACCCGGTGTTGCCGGGCACGGGTGGTCTGGTCATCCCGTCGGGCACGACTGGGCAGCGCGGGTCGTCTACCCTCGGCAACATCCGCTACAACTCGACGACCGGCCTGTTTGAGGGCTACAACGGCGCTTGGACGGCCTTTGCTGCATCGGGTTCTGGGGTGACGTCTGTTGCTACTGGCACGGGGCTCACTGGCGGTCCGATTACCAGCACAGGCACGATCAGTCTTGCTGACACCGCTGTTGTTCCTGCTTCTTATACTTACGCGAACATTACAGTAGACCAGCAGGGGCGCATTACTTCCGCGTCCAACGGTTCGGTCACATCCGGCACGGTCACAAGCGTCGCCCAATCATTTACGGGCGGCTTGATCTCTGTTGCGGGGTCCCCGATAACCAGCTCAGGCACTCTGGCCTTAACGGTTGCAGGAACTAGCGGCGGGGTGCCGTACTTCTCAAGCGCATCCACCTGGGCCTCTTCTGCTGCGGGTACAACGGGGCAAGTTCTAACCGCCACGACAGGTGGTGCGCCATCTTGGGCGTCACCGGCAACGAGCGGAACGGTGACCAGCGTAAGTTGGACCGGGGGCATTGTTTCTGTTGCAACAGCCACCACGACGCCCGCGTTCACAATTGCCGGCACATCCGGAGGTATACCGTACTTCTCAAGCGGCACGACCTGGGCAACGTCTGCCGCTCTTGCGGCAAACGCTTTGGTAATCGGTGGTGGCGCTGGGGTTGCCCCAGCAACGACAACCACTGGCACCGGAATCCTGACGTTCCTCGGAACTCCTTCAAGTGCAAACCTTGCGGCGGCACTTACCGATGAAACAGGTTCTGGTGTAAGTGTTTTTGCAACGTCGCCGACGTTTACGACGAGCATGAACTCCGGGGCGACATTTACGGCTTTTGCCGGGGCCACGACCTCGCTTACCATTGGCGGTACGGGGGCGACTTCGGTGGTCGCGGTACCCGGTACCTTGGAGCAATCGGGTACAACGGGGGCCCTGACCGTCGCTGGTGGCGTTTACGTAGCCAAGATACTGACCGCTATCGGCGGCATTTCAGGCGGCACATTTTAAGGAACTACGATGGCAGCAACAGGCTTTACCCCCATTTCGTTGTACTACAGCACCACAGCGTCGGCTGTGCCGGTCAACACCAACCTCGTTGCCGGGGAGTTGGCGCTTAATACCACTGACGAGAAGCTGTACTTTAAGAACGCAGCGGGCACGGTCAAGCTGTTGGCAAGCAATGCGGCAACATCAGGTGTTACTACCTTCTCGGCGGGCACCACTGGGTTTACACCGTCATCAGCCACCTCTGGTGCGGTTACCCTGGCAGGAACCCTGGCAATCGCCAACGGTGGCACCAACAGCACTGCAACACCTACAGCGGGGGGTGCTGTTTACGGCACGGGGACTGCCCAAGCGTATACCGCAGTGGGTACAGCGGGGCAGGTATTAACTTCCCAAGGGGCAAGCGCCCCAACTTGGGCGGCAGCGGCATCTGGCGCACAAGACTATATTGTTCAATCCTACGGCATTATTTAAGGAATCACCATGTCTACAGCAGCACAATACGCATCAACAGTAACCACCGCAGCGGTTCAAGTAACCACTGCCAATACCAATAGAGACGGTACAGGAACCATTGTGACGGTCCTTACGGCTGCTGCCTCTGGCACTCGTATTGACGACATCTACATGGTTGCTACAGGCACCACGACTGCCGGTGTTATTCGGTTGTTTGTCCATGACGGCACTAACGCTAGGCTGCTGTCGGAGACTTTGGTGACCGCTGTTACGCCAAGTACTACGGTACAAGTTTGGAGCAACACCCTACTGAGCCAAGCCATTGTGCTCAAAACAGGGTACTCCCT